CGAAACCTAGCCCACATATTTCATTTTTAACCTTTCATTAATCCATGAACGTTAATAATAGAAATGCTAGACGAGCTAACGCTCAACCAGGTAACAACAACGTAGCACGACCCAATGCTAATGTTGTTCAAGTTAACAACGCAGCTAATGCGGCTGTCCCAGTTGTAGCTAATGTGGTTAGTTCATTTTATGGACAAACTGCAAATAGAGTTGAAAACCATAAATCCTTCGGCCCCCAAGCTCTTAAGTTTTTGAACGATAAGTTCGAAACATTGTCTCGAGCTAAGAAATTAAATCTCTCCAGAAAGAACCAACATCCACATCCTTATGGTGCTTTCGCTAGAGAATTTTTCGATGACATGATTTGTGATGGTTTAGCCACCAATGAGACAATTTTGAGCGTGGGAACAGAAAACCGAAATCAAACTCAGCGACGCTTTTATCAAGGCAATCAACAACTCAAACACCTCACTATTCATGGAATGGCACCAATGATACCTGGGGTGGATGAGTTACGACATAGGAGCTGGGTTCAAACATTGCGTCAACATGATGTGGCCAATATGCAACATGGGTTTGATTACCATGCTATGGCACGCAATGTTTGCAACACGGTAGCAGGAGCCCCAGGCACACCAGGTTTATGTCATTGTGTCAATTTAGCAGGACAAGAATATGCTTCTACTTCAGTAGTCCGTGCTATAGATTCTGCGAACTATGATGGTGTATTACAGGGTATGTGCTATAATGCCATAAGATACCCAAATCAACCAATGTATTTCACCATGCATGATTTCAGACAACCCGTTGACAATCAAATCCTAAAATATTACACTGTAGACCAAGAAGGATTAGTAGAATTATTCACACGAGATGGTGTTTGGTATAGTAAGGTTACGTTTCACGGAGACCAAATGCCAAGAGTGAATAAAATTCTCAATTCTGCGGAAAATTCTTGGTGTTATCGTGTACCATATCAAGGAGGAACTCGTTTATTCTTTTGTCAAGAAGTTGACAATTTCAACTTTATAGAGCACAAATACCGATTAATCAAAATGGAAATATACCCTCTAGGCAGTCCTGAGCCTGATGTTCCAATTTTTGATACGTTCTTCAAAACATCTGTTGAAGAGCGCTCGAGAAAGATACGTCTACTCGAGATTGTACACTCCATAACTTCAAAAATATCCAGAACGGCGTTCGCCAAACCTTTAGCATCTGCTGTCAATACTATACAAGATTTATTTAGTAGCGATGCTATTAAGTGTAAAAATGCCACGGCAGTGGTAGAATGGATTGAGAAGTATGCAAGCGTCAACGGTATTTATGCCAATGCTACCACATTAGTTGAATACCACACTGTGAATGACTTTTTAGAAGTCACCATGCCTGTGGAGAACTCACCAGGGAAATTTGATACTGTTACTTTTCAAGTAGTACCTGAAGTGTTTGTTGAATATATGCCACAATTCGTTGGTCGGGTAGGAGATGCTGACTACCATACTATAGTGCGATCGGCATTGTTGTTGTTATGCAAAACCCTTACAAATCGCATTAATCCAACGTCTATTATGGACACACTTTCTTTTGCCCGTATTGTCACAATTCGATGTTTGACTAAACAAATGTTGACCATTAAAAATCAGGAAGTTGACAATTATAAAAACATACTAGCCGGGACTTATAGCGGAGAAGTAGACTATACTCACTGGTCAACCGCTATTTTGGGAATTTGTTTGAGAGTTCCTTTACGGGCTCTCATATTGCCACTATTGTTTTTGTTCATATGTTATTTCAATACGCCGTCAACTCAGTTGATAGTGTATGGCGCCAAGAATTTATATTTATCTTATGAACATTACTTTTCCCTTATCACTATGTGTATAGTTATTACACGATTCCTCCAAGGTAGGACGACTGGTGTTTCAGTCGTCCGTAATCTCGTATTCTTATTTGTGTGTTGGTATTTGATTAGTCCAGTCTATGCTATGCACAAAAAAGAAGAGATTTCGAAACTCACAGGAACAGGAGTCATTGCAATGGCTTATATTATGCGGAAAGCAATACCCACCAAGAAGAAAAATGCGCTGTATTACAGCGCTAATCAGCCTGTTGCAAAGGTGGAGAAAAGGGAAACTGTGGTAAAACGACATAAAAGTGTAATGAAAAAGATCCTTAATGGAACCTTTAAAATCTTTTTGTTGTGTGTTTTATTTGAGCGAATTCCAATTGCTACTGCTTATAAAACAAAACAAATCCCAACTGAAGAAAGTGTTTGTGTCTTTTTGTGCATATATTTGTTCCTGTTAATCTCGCGTGCGTTTATGGTTTTAAGTAAGGAAACTATAATCGACAAGGAACAAAGACTCTGGATTAAGGGTAGCTGTGTGTTTGATGATGAACGTTTAAACTTCTCAACACTACCCGATGAGGTCAAGAGAAAAATTAGGGTTAAGCGAGTTGGCTACAAAACCCTTAATTTCAATGTTGAAATGACCCCAGCCCAAATCCGACAGAGCGTTGGTTGTAAATGTGGTGATAAACCATATGCTGGACAAATAGGCCCCATTATACGAGGGCCTGTTTTACGATTACCGACGATCAAACACCCTTGCCATCTAAACGCACTCGCAGCGTTGAAACGAGGTTTAGAGGCAGTAGTTGAACCTCACCCTGACTACTTGATTAAGTTAGAGCGAACCTTCCGTCGAATTGGAGACCAAATAATATCTTACCTATATTTAATGACCCCATGGGTCGACCATGAAGTTTGGCTAGCACACCATCCTATTAAATATAGAGAAAAGATTTTGAAATCGGCGTCCGACCCACATAATTTCCGCCGATACGACTACAATATCTTTCCAAAAGTTGAGATGCAAATAACTACAGTAGCACCTGAGATGTCTTTTACAGCAAAGAACGATTTGAAAGAAAGATGCATTTATGGACCATCAGATTATAAAAAGTTAATCACTGGACCATTCATGCATCTACTGGAGAAGGTGTTACATAAGTATGACAAAGTATATTGTGGAATGAAGAATTGGTCCCAAATTTGTGAAACCTTGCAAGAGATGGAAGAGAAGTTCAAGAGAAAAGGTATCCAGCCCATTTTTGTGGAAGCAGATTTTTCTAGATATGATTCCACTCAGAAAAGACCCATATTGGTGTTATTGCACAACATGTTTAAGAGGGTCTCGTTAACCACCATACTAATATGGTCAAATCTACTTTGTGTCACCACCCTACATTTATTCTTAGACAACTCTTTGGAGTTAAAGCTTGTGGTGATGGGTGGTTTTATAGTGGCCTACATATGTTCCAGAGCATCTGATGACACTTGGACTACAGTTGGTAATACAATTACCAGTAAAGCACTGTGGTCTGTAGTGTTGGAGTGTGAAAATTTTAATCCTGATTTAGATGGTTTTCGGGAAAATTTTAAACCAGTGTTCATGATGATGAAGGGGGACGATATGATAGGCATGATAAATCCATGCGACTTAGATGCATTTGTTAAAGCTGTGACTAATGGTTTTAACAAAGACAACACACCAAAACCACATGGAGTTGGGTGCATCGTCAAAGTAGTAGAGTATGGTGATATAGAACAACGTTCTTATCTTTCAGCCCGGTTCTTTCGCCGAACCGGTGGTGGCTTGCGTATGGTGCGCAAACCCGAACGTGTCTTTATGACTAACCCCTTTAGTACAAAAATACAGCCAGGCATGAAAGCTTTAGATTACACAGCTCGACAACTTTTATATGCAAAAGGGCAGTGTATGTTGGCTTGGGGTGAGGGTTTACCCATCTTTGACACACTCGCTAGGAAAATGATTGAATTAGGCGTGGTTTGTGATTTTCCAAAAGAATATGCTGATAAAGAGCGTATTTGCGATGATGTGCGTGCGCAAGATTACGATGATTGTGCCCGATGGTTAATGGAAAATTACGATTTAGCTAGTGATGAAATCGAGGAGATCGAACAGCGTATTCGTGATATAACTTCCGTGGGGACGGAAGTCGTTATCAACTCTTTGGTTAAGTTAGGAGTCTAAATCGTGAGAGTTAGTAGGTGGTAGTGATTTGTTATCATTCAACGCTTTATTAAGAGCCTGCAGGTATTTTTGCTTATAGCACCCTGCACAACTCCCAGCAATGGGGAAGGACATAGCACACTTGTTGTATAAAAGTGTCACTACTCCGCCCTATTGGATATAGTGAAACAGTTATTGTATAGCCATGTAAAGCGGGCCACACTCTGGCAGGTGTGGTAACGGACGGCCTAGTGCGTCTATACAATGCTGGTTTGATAATACTTGAAACAACCAACCTCTAACGTCCATTGCCATAGGAGTGGCACCCGGTACTCAACTCCGGGTTATCAAAGAGAGCGGAT